GATTTTTTAAAAAAAAAAGGCACTAAAATGACTAACTCAACTACAATCGATGAAACTTTAAAAGAAAGACTTAAAACGCATGGCTCTTTTGAAGGCCACTCTTCTACATCGCAAGGTATAAAACAGGTTATGTTCAATACTGAAAAATGGAAAGACTTACCAGACGAGCAAAAAGAAGCACTTGAAATGATAGCTCATAAAATAGCTAGAATTCTAAATGGCGATAGTAATTACAAGGACTCATGGACAGATATTATAGGTTACACAACTTTAATTGAAAAAAAACTTTAAAATAATTGTACTTTATTTTTTTAATAGTTTATAATTACTTGAACTTTAAATTTTTTAATGAGGAAACAAAAATGGAACAAAAAGAAATTAATGATTTTTTGGAAGCTTGTCTTGCCGAAAATAAAAAAGAAGACGTGATTTTTACTGAACTTGCTGAAAAAACAGGTCAAGGTATCATCTCTGCTGTTAGAACTTACAAGAACTTTTTGAAATTAACAGGTCGTGTTATTTCACCTGAACAACGTAAAGAAAAAATCCGCGAGTTAGTTATCGGAGCTGCAGTTGAAGTAGGTGAAGGCGATGAAGCTTACAAAGAAATCACCGACTTAAAAAGTTTAATTGATTCAATCAAACATGAAGTTGAATTATCAGAGCATTCAGCTCTTGCTAATGTTAGTAAGATTGCAGAAGCGCTATCTATTAAGTTACCTGAAAAAAGTAAGTCTGTAGGGTTGGTTGATAAATGGTTAATTGAAAATCGTGATGCCAGTCGTGAAGAATTCAGCGAATGGATGAAAGAGCAAGGTAAATCAGTTGGTAATACCGCATCTTATTGGGGTAAACTTCGATTTGCACGAACTTGTTTTATTGCTTGGAATAAATAAAAAGGAGCATAGAGAAAGGGGCTTATACCCCTTTTTAATTAACTTATGGATTATTTTATAAATTATATCAAAAAGATGTACGATTCTTTCGGACTAACTCTTGATATTAAGTTTTCAAATGAAGAGAAAACTTTTAGAATATGCGCCTTGAGAGAAGAAATCGCCGAGTATGAGGAAGCTAATACCCCTGAAAAGGAACTTGATGCCTTGCTAGATTTGCTTATTTTTTTACTTGGTACTTTCTATCGTCAAGGATATTCTAAATATATTTTAAATGGATTTATTGAAATTATGGAAGCAAACATGAAAAAACAAGTTGGCCTAAATAAAAAACGAAATAATTTTAAATTTGATTTGATAAAACCTGCAGGATGGCGAGCCCCTAACTTGAAAAAAGTGCTGAACAATGAATAATTTATCAAGATTTGAATACAACTATAAGAAGTTAGTTAAACGAGTACTGACACAAGGCGAAAACACACAAACAAGAAACGGGGGAACACGTAGCTTATTCGGTATTCAATTAAAAATAGATTTATTGCGGTTAAACCACTTCCCACTACTGACAGGCCGGCAAATTTTCTATAAAGGTGTAGCAGGTGAAATGGCCGCATTCTTAAAAGGCCCTAAATCAATCAGCGATTTTAAAAAACAAGGATGTAATTATTGGGAGGAATGGTCCGATGATAATGGTAACATTAAAGTAGACTACGGCAATAAATGGATAAATTTTAATGGTGTCGATCAAATTAACAATTTAATTAGCAACTTAATTAAAGACCCCTTAGATCGTAGACTTTTAGTATCAGGTTGGGATCCAAGTAGCAAAAATTTAAGTTTGCCTTGTTGTCATTATGCGTATCAATTTAGATTGGTTGACGGTAAAATTGATATAGTATGGGTTCAAAGATCGTTAGATGTCATGATTGGATTACCTTCCGATATTATATTAGCTGCCTTGTTTCTTATTTTAGTATGTAATACAACATGTTATGAGCCTGGCTCAATTATAATGCAGTTTGGTGACACCCATATTTATGAAAACCATGTTGACCAGGCGTACGCTTATCTAAAAACTGCTACTCATGAGCCGCCTACCTATAAATTAAGATCAATTATTAATAATTTTAACGGCAAAGATTTAGAAATACTAAATTATGTACATGAACCTCAAATTAATTTTAAATTAAATGTATAATCGTCTTTTTATTCATCAGTACATGCTAGCTATTACAAAAGTTGTAGCAGTTAGATCTACTTGTTTAAAAAAAAAGTTGGGTGCGTAATAACTAATAGTGATAATAGAATTATAGCTACCGGTTATAACGGTCGAAGTGCTGGACTAAAACATTGTGAAAAAATATGTGATAGTTGTACTAACAATATATTGTATTCAGTTCATGCTGAAGTCAACGCAATTAGTAATTGTGAATCTAAACAGTCAATTGTAAATATGTATTGTACTATTGCACCTTGTATAAACTGCGCTAAACAAATTATAAAAACAAACTGCAAAAATTTTTATTTTACCGATTTTTATAAATCTGATGCCGGCATCCAACTGCTTCGGTCACATAAAATAAAAGTATACAAAATAAATTGTACACTATAGCTTTTTTAATATATAATATTAACTAACAATCCCACCTGGTTGTTGAGAAAGGTTGACGCTCCTGAAACCTCATATTTAAAACGGAGCATCTTGGACACCCTTCTACTGACTATTGCATTACGCTTTTAGGAGGGTGATCCACTTTATTAAAAAAAACTTAAACATAAATTGAAACTTGAATTTGGTGATTACATGAAACTTAAAGAGCAAGCACAACTCACTGCCGACTTATCTAAGATACTAAAAATATTTAAATGTAGCGGTGGTGCAATTCGCCCTCACTTTATGCTAACCGGGCCCAGTGGTAGCGGTAAAAGTTACCTTATCAATATGTTAGCAGATGAACACAAACTTGATTATTTAGAAATAAACGCAGCACAATTAACAAAAGAAGGTACATCTGGTAATAGCTTATCTAAAGCATTAAGCCCTCTAACAAACTCTCAGCAGTCTTTGGTTATTTGTTTTGTGGATGAATTTGATAAGTTATTTATCTCTGGTAACTCTAATTCCTCTCTTGCACATGAAACTACGAATGGCGTACAAAATGAGTTCCTTAAAGTTCTAGAATCAGATACTGCTGCCGTATTTGCAGACTACGGTAAATACGCTAATATATCGGTTAAGACAGTTCTTTTTATTTTTGCTGGAGCATTCAATGGTGAGAAAGATATTAACTTGGATAGACTTAGAGAGTTTGGTGTTAAGACTGAGTTTTTGGGTAGGGTAGGGCTTGTATTTAACGCCAAGCCATTAAGTTTAAATTCACTATACGAAATTCTAGAAAATTCTGAAATATTATCAACGTACTTACGATTATTTCCTGATGTAATGAAAGAGAAAGTAGTACGTCTCATTCGCGAATTTTTAGCGGCTACATACGATAACAATACTATCGGGATTAGATTAATAAATACATTAATTCACCAATATTTTATTAAAGGTGGCGAGCTTGGTTCTCCGAAGTCTTGCCCGATGGCTTTTCAAACAGCTTTAAAATTGAATAGCGAGGTTAATGAAAATTCGGTACCGGCTTGGAAGTCTTAATAAAATTCTACAATTTATTTATAATATAGGGTATAATAAATGGGTGATATGGGAGATTTATTTAATGATTATAAAGAACAACGCCAACAAAAACGCAAAAACAACCGAAATAATTCAACACGTATACTTACTCGAAGTTGTATTGAGTTTACTAGTCATAACGGAGGAGCACACCTAATCGTAGAAACTATCAAAGGTAAAATTGATTTTTGGCCTGGCACAGGAAATTGGAAAGTTAGAAAAGGTAATCTCACCGGAAAGAGAGGCATTTCTAATTTAATCAAATATATTGGTAATTTAAATGATAAATTATGATTTTGAATCTAAGTGTCCGTGTGTTATATTGGTTACAAGCGTTGCTGTAATAGCGAGCTTGCTATAGGCTGTTATAGTGCCTTAAACTATAACGATCTATTTTTTAGCTGTGTAAAAAGTATGGCAGCGGGTAAGGGTACTGACATACGAGTACTGATAATTATTAAGGGCGGCCAGAATTGACTGAGTAGGATTAGAATGCGATTACTTTTCCCTACGTACATTTGCCCCTTCCTAAAAAATATTTCTTAACTCAAATATAAAATAAAATGAATAACCAAAAACCTATTGAACAAGACTTATCTAGGAATGGTATAACCAAAGCTTTTTTAATTAACAACATATTTTATACTTTGCAAGCGGGGGGTCCTTTCTCAGGTCAACCCGCAGTGATTATACAGATGGGTGGTTGCAATTTACAGTGTTCCTGGTGTGATACAGAGTATTCAAATAATAAAGAAATGGGCGAAAGTGAAATTTTAGGTACTGTAGAACAAGTAAGTATATTACCTCTTGACGGTTTACTGGTTGTTATTACAGGAGGCGAACCATTTTCTCAGCATATTAGCCGATTATGCGCAAGTTTAATTAGTATAGGATGTTTTGTTCAGGTTGAAACTAACGGTACATTGACCAATTATGATTTTCCATGGGACGGTGTCGAAGTAGTTGTAAGCCCTAAAACCAAGTTTTTACATAAGGATATATTACTCTACGCGAATTATTGGAAATATGTGATAAGTTCCGACGATAAAAGAAGTGATTTAGGAATTCCACTATTTTCTACACAAAAAAACACAGATTTAGGCGCGCCAAGGTACGTCCCCGCTCGTGTGTCATGTAAGAATATCTATTTGGCACCACTAAATTCAAAAAATACAGTACAGAATTTTGAGAATCGCCAAACAGCTGTTATTTTATGCCTGAAATTCGGCTATAACCTCAGCTTATAAAATAAAAACTTTTGAATTTAACTTAAATAAGGAATATAAAATGAATCAAGAATTAATCAATGAATGGTATCACTTACAACATAATTTAAAAAGCATGAAAGCTAAGGAGATGCACCTTAGAAAGTTAATTGTAGCAGATATTAATATTAGTGCTACTGAAAATTCTAAAATATTAAATGTAGGCGATCTTGAATTAAAAGCTACTAAAAAAATTACTTATACTATTGACAAAGATAAGCTTGGCGGTGAGTTTGACGAAATGCCGATCATCGAAAAAGAAGCAATCAAGTGGACCCCATCAATAATCATTTCAAAATATAATAAATTATCGCCAAACTGCATTTTAAAACAGCGGATTGTAACTATTAAACCTGCAGCCCCGACTCTTTCTGTAGTCAACATGATGGAGAATTAAAATGGCCCTAAAATTTACAACTACAGGTGAAGTTGCGGGATGCGTAAAAGCATTAGTTTATGGTGAAGCTGGCGCGGGTAAAACGGTACTTTGCGGCACGTTACCGGATAACGTTATTATTAGTGCTGAAAATGGATTATTGTCATTAGCAGATAAAAACATCCCCGTAATTGAAATAGCCTCTGCCGATGATTGTTTTGAAGCTCTTGCCTTTATTCAAAATAGCCATGAAGCTAAACAATTTAAAACTGTTAGCTTAGACTCTATATCAGACATTGCAGAAGTAATGTTAGCAGATTATAAAAAACAGTATAAAGACCCGCGGCAGGCATACGGCATGCTTGCAGATGATATGGGTGATCTAGTCAGATCATTTAGAGATTTGTTTGATAGAAATGTGTACTTCACCGCTAAGATGGTAGCAGTGTTGGATGAATACTCAGGACTAATGAAGTACCTCCCAAGTATGCCTGGCAAAAGCTTAACTAACGCCTTGCCGTTTTTCTTTGATGAAGTACTGGCCTTACGTATCTATGCAGATGAAAATGGTGAGAATTGGAGATACTTACAAACTGCAATGGATATGCAATACACTGCTAAGGATAGAAGTGGGAAGCTCCTGTCCAAAGAAAAGCCTCACCTTGGCGAATTATTTGATAAAATATTAAACACTACTAAAACAGATAACGGTGAGCTCACCCCCGACACCTCCGAGAGGGGGCCTGAAATAGAAGCACGGGTAGCTGTAACACCTGTTAGCACTAACAGTGCTAAGCAAGTTATAGAACAAAAAATTGAAATTAAAACTGAAAAAGGAATATAAAAAATGGCACAACTAAACAAGCAATTTAATCCTAACGAGCATCAGAGTATGATGGACTTTTCTGCATTACCGGCGGGAGAATATATTGCTCGCGTTACAGCCTCTCAAATAAAGCAAACTAAGAATAAACAAGGTCAGTACCTCGAGCTAGAGTTCACGGTCAGTACGTCAGGCTTTGTTGATCGAAAATTATGGACTAGATTAAATTTAGTCAATGACAATCCCAAAGCTGTTGAAATTGCAGAACGTGAATTAAAAAGTATTTGTGACGCTATAGGCGTAGGTGCAATAAATGACTCCAACATGTTACATGGTAAACCCATGATTGTAAAAGTCAAAGTTGATCCTGCAACGCCTCAGTATAGTGAAGGTAATTCTATCGTGGCTTACAAAAAAGTTGGCGATATGGGCGAGCACTCCAAAGAAGAAAATGACTCTAGCGGTGAGCTTCAACCAAATGCTGCTACGACGGAGAATGATAAGCCTGCCTGGGCATAACATAAAAACTAACAAATCGAGGCCTCATGTTACCTGATAAGTTTGCTAATTTGATTTGTAGTTTAGATGATTTATCTGATAAACAAACATTTCAGGTAATGCTTCACCTACGATCAATCGAAACTAATGGTGCCAATGCTCAAATGGAAGTGATGGCATCTTTTAATTCGCTAGGGGAAAATGGCGTTATTGCTGTTATAAGTCAGATAAAAAAACAATTCTCGGATGAAGATTGGGAAACAATACTTGAAATAACGTAATTAATCAAGATATTTATGAATATTAAAGAATATTTATTAGTTTGTGTAAATGAGGAAGGTCTTGAAATTGGTCATGCGGCTGATAAAGCTTTGAGATTTGGCCTTCATGATGGATACCCAGGAACCGATAGGACGAACATAACCGACCTTGTTGCAGAAATTAATGATCTTATTGGGGTTCTTGAGTTGATGAGGGAGAATGGTATTGAGTTACCTAAACTATTCGATAGACTAGATATTGAAACTAAAAAAGCGAGGGTTAATAAATATATGGCTGTTTCAAAAAACTTAGGAACGTTAGAGTAATTTTAAACAACGGAGTATAACATGGCAATAATACCACCCCCTAGAAACCCTGTAAAATCTGCAATAGAAAGTAAAACTTACCCACAAGAAAAACGTGAATATTTAGGTATGTCAGGTATAGGATGTAATTGTGCAAGACAGCAATGGTATGGTTGGAGGTGGGCTAAAGATTTACAGGTCAGGGCAAGGGTTAACCGTATTTTTAAAAGAGGCGATCTTGAGGAACCACGAATAATAGCAGATTTGGAGGCTATAGGTATACTATTTTCAGACGAACAACTAGAAATTCGTGATGTGACGGGACACAGTAGAGGCCATATTGATGGCATTGTAAATAATGTGCCTGGCTGTGAAAAAACTGAACACCTTGTGGAATTTAAAACTATGAAAAATTCCAAATTTAATGAAATTAAAAAGAAAGCACTTTTGCTAGGATTTAACGACGCTCTAAAAATAATTAACTCAGCTTATTGGTGCCAAATACAAGCATACATGGGCTATCTTGGTCTCACACGGTGTTTGTATGTAATATCAAATAAAGATAATGAAGAACGTCTGTATGAACGAATAAAGTTTATACCTGAGCAGTTTTTGCTTATTAAGAATAGAATAATGGATATACTGTCCAGGGAATGTCCACCTAACAGAATATCCGAGCGAGAGGATTGGTACGAGTGTAAGTGGTGTGATTTTAATTCGGTATGCTTTAACCATGAGTTGCCACTAAAAAATTGCAGAACTTGTAAGTTTGTTAATTTAATTGATAATGGTGGCTGGCAATGCAGTTTTAATAAAAACAAGAACTTATCTAAAGACGACCAACTAAAAGGATGTAAACAACACTGTTATATCCAAGGATTGCAAAAATAAATTGTACAAATAAATATTTTGTGATATAATAAATCAACACTTACGGATTAGTGTTTAAATATACAGGGAATGTCAACTAACTAACTAACGAGATATATTATGCAAACATTTACAAAAATAGAACTTTCAGTATTCACTTCAGCTGAGTTATTAAGAACTGCTAACAAACTAGAAACAACATTGAAACTAAAGAATGTTAAAAGATTTGCCACAAAAGCAAAAGCAATTGGTAAAATTTTAAAATTGCAAGAAATGTTACCTCAACAACCACACCTAATAAACAAAACAATTTCAGAGCAAGAAGGAAAAGTTGAACATTCAAACGTGAAAACTATTTCTAAACAACAGGAAATAGCTAAAAAGCAACTTGTTAAAGCTGAATCTTCATTATTTTCACTTGATGACGTTATTGAACAACTATCTCATGTTAAGCACTTCAGTGTTAAAAAAGGTACCAGGTACGTTACTTTAAAAAATATCATAGAAGAAGTAGGTGGCTATATTTATGTTAGTAAGAAAGGTTTAAAGCTATCTATTGAAGGAAATAAGAACAGACGTTATTTAGAATTGCTCGACATTAATTTTTCAAGTACGGTAGTTATAAAAAAAGGTGTTAGTGCCACTTGCTTATTTAATATTTCAATTGAACAAATTATTGAAATCTTCAATTAATTTTTAATCTAACTAGGCCAAGGACGGCTGATAGGAGACTACTGTGAATTCAATTTATTGGAAAAATAAATTATTAAAAACTATAGATGCGTTATGCCTAGCAAGTACGGAGGATAATATATTTTATGATGTTTTATATTGTGAGGGAACTTTATATACTGGCGAAAAAGTCAGGGTGAAAGTACCTTTTATGAGATTAAATAAAGGCTCGATAAAAGAAGAAATACTTAAGTATGCGAAAGATGAAAATGTTTACGCTAAGGGTTTGAGTATTTTCGAGGCTGTTATAATAAATGAGCCACCTGATATTACATGTATACATGGAAATATGCAACTTAAACAAGTTATGGATTTTGTGTTTTATGAGTGTAATGAGTGCGGTGCTAAAATCTTTTATGATTGCTAGATGGTACCAAAAAGAAGCTGAAGAGAAAACATTTAGTTTTTTAGCTGAATGCCCTGGTAAAAATCCACTTATCGTATGCCCTACTGGATCCGGTAAATCATTTATACTGAGCTCTATTACAAAGCGTCTTGTTGAGAAAGGTAACAAAGTTTTAATCATTTCACATGTTGAGCAGATAATTGAGCAAGATTATAGTGCTCTCTTAAGAGTATTACCAGAGGAGTTAGTAGGTGTATACTCGGCAGGTATAGGTCGTAAAGAAAGAAAGCGCGTAACAGTAGCTTCAATACAATCAATTTATCGAAAAGCAAACTTATTCGCGTCATATGACTATATCATCGTAGATGAAGCCCATACTATACCTTTAGCAGGCACCGGGATGTATCGCAGGTTAATACAAGGGGTAGGTAAAGTCATAGTTATAGGGCTCACTGCGACGCCTTTTAGACTAGGTGTAGGTAATCTCATAGAATGCGATGGTGCTCTCTTTGATAACATTATTATAGACATACCTGTTGAAAAACTTATCAAAGAAGGATATTTATCCAGCCTACTCACGAATGCTACAAAAAACGAAATAGATGTTTCAGGCATTGGTACAACAGCAGGAGATTATGCCAAAGCTGCGTTGTCTAAAAAAGTAGATACCAATTCTATAACTTTGAAAATTGCCGAAGAATTATTATCTTATAAAGAAACGCGTAAGCATTGGTTACTATTTGCAATTGATATTAAGCACGCCGAGCATATAAATGAGTTACTCGTCGAGAGGGGTATCAAAAGCGACGTAATACACAGTAAACAAAGTAAACAAAAAAGAAGAGAGTCAATTAAAAGATTTAAGTCAAGTGAATTACAATGCCTTGTAAGTGTCGCAACACTTACCACAGGCTTTGATTGTCCCAGCATAGATTTAATTGGTTTAGTACGCCCTACTCAATCACCTGTACTACATATTCAGATGATAGGGCGGGGCCTAAGAATAGCTCAAGGTAAACAAAACTGCTTAGTATTAGATTTTGCTGGCAATGTTATGCGCCTCGGCCCGATCAATGATGTGCACATAAAAATTAAAGGAAAAAATAAAAATAAGGGGCAACCTGTTATAAAGGTGTGTGTTAAGTGCAATACTCATGTTCCAGTCGGGGCTAAAACATGTTATTTTTGTGGGTATATTTTTCCACCTCCTGCAAGTATGTTAGAATATAAAGCTAGCAATTTAGAAATAATAAAAAAGAAATCTGAACATACAGAAAATGGATGGTACCCTGTAATACACATTAGTTATGTGTCTTTTATAAGTTTTAGAAAAAGACAATCAATGAAAGTAGTGTACACTTTAGGAAACCACAAACAAGTTGTAGAATATATAAATCCTTTTGAAAATACCAGAACAAGTTATAATAATATGCAATGGTGGAATTACCGTACAACGCTAACTCTGCCGCCTACCATAGAAGGCATGGTATCATTAAGTAGTAAATTAAAACAACCTCGCATGATAGAAGTAATTTTTTCAAAAAAATACCCAAAAATTAAAACATTTTCATTTTAATTGATATTTAGTATAATAACTAAAATTATCAAAAAAATTTATGATTATTTATGCTTATTTATGATTTAGAAACATTCCCAAATATTTTTACAGCCACTTACCTTGATATAGTAGTAGGTGAAATGAAAGTGATTGAAATAAGTACCA